CATTAGTATCTTTAATCGAATGACAGAATAAATTTTTCATCAAATGCCCATTTAATTTCAATATTCTTTTTCTCTAAAATATATTGTATTGATTTTTGTCTTCTCCTTCGTTTTTTCTTTTGGTCCTGAAATGAATCCTGTTGTATATTTGTTGGAAATGCGAATACCATTATATTATTCATATGATATTATTTTTGAAAATAATCTATAAGAATTATATATTATATGGGTGAATTAAAACAATATTTTAAAACATTAAAAGATCCATCTAAAATAAATTTAAACCAAATTCATGAAACAATGACGAAATCAATTAGTGATAGTGACTTGGTAAAATATTTTGGAAAACGATTTAAAAATCATATTATATCATTTTCTGAATTATCAAAATATAAAACAATTCAACAATTATTACCAAAAGATAATGATTTTAAAATGATTCTGATTGAGCAACAACCAAATCAAGGTCATTGGTGTTTAATTTTAAGATATAATAATGTAATTGAATATTTTGATCCATATGGTGGTAATCCATTTATGCATGTTGATAATTTGCCTAAAGCATTAAATGATTTCTTAGATCAACATCGTGAATATTTTAAAAAGATTCTTGATGAAGCATTATTACATGGAATGAAGGTAATTTATAATAAAAATCGTTTTCAATTATATGGTGATCATATCAATACATGTGGCCGTCATTGTATATTACGAGCGATTATGTTATCGCATTTTCATCAATCTTTATATGATTATATTAAATGGATGGATATGATAAAAAAATATTATTATTTAAATGCAGATGAGATTGTTTCAATGTTAATTCCATAAATAATATATTAAATTTCTACATAATATAATATAATGTCATATCGTAAAGATTCAATTTATGAAGTTGATCCATATCCTGATAATGTGTATTATGATCTAACAATTCAAAATCTTCGAAACAATAATATAAAAGATAATCTTCATCTTCAATTTAATGAAACAAGACAATCTCCTATTCTTCATAACAGTGAGGAATATTACCTTTCTGTCATTCGATTTTTTGTTTCATCATATAGTTTACCAGTTTTATTTTTTGCTATTGAACCAAATCAAGCAGATATCAATAAAGGCGCTTATACAGTAACATTAGAATATGTTTATAATACAATTGATGCTGAAATGGTTCATGTTGATTATGTTCCACAAGACGCAAATGCAGACATTCCTTTAGCTCCTAATACAACATCAAATGGATATCAACAAGAAAGTTCTTATTATTTTTGTTATAATTATGAATATGTTCTTCGTTTATTTAATATAGCTTTAAAAACAGCATTTAATAATTTAAAAGCTAGATGGCCTGATGTTCCAGCTTTTAAGAATGGTTTTCCTCCTAGTTTCAAATGGGATTATTCTTCTAATAAGCCAATATTATCAGGAATGGATTCAATTTATAATATTGATAATCCTTCAAATCCTGCTATGATTAAAGTATATTTTAATCGTGAATCATGGAATTTATTTAATGGAATAGCTTGTCGTTATTTTTCNACTAAAGATGAATATAATCGTAATTATCAAGTATTGTTTTCAAATGATTCTAATTCTTATTTATCACAAACTGAATTTGGATTATTTCGATTTTTAGAATTACCATCTGAAAATGATCCAACAAGTAATTGGAGCCCAATATCATCTATTATATTTACAACAAATACATTACCTATAGCTCCAACTCAATTATCATTACCAAAAATATATGATAATGGTGTTCAAATATCATTAACAACTACTGGATCTAATTATCAAAATATAATATCAGATATTACAACTGACGAGATGTCATATCGTCCAGCATTATTATATATACCTCAATCTGAAAATCGAATGATTGATTTAAAAAATAATCAACCTTTACAACAAATTGATATTTCTGTATATTATAGAACAAAACTTGGAAATATTTATCCATTTGTAATTCCAGCAGGTGGATCTGCATCTATGAAGATTTTATTTGAACGTAAATTAAAATATAGAAATTAATTTTAAAATAAGAATATTTTTATTGATTATCTTAAAAAAAATATTCTTATCCTAAATTATATTAAGTCTAATGCAATCAGAAGATTTAGAATTACAACTTGTCAGAAATACTGAATTAGCTAATATTCAAAGGACATTAAAATATGCAGTTAGGCAAGGGCCATCTTCTCAAGATTGGGTAGCATATCCAGCCTCAAGTACAACTAATTCAAGTATTCAATTTCAAGTTCAACCTCCGAGTGAAAATTCTGCAATTAGTCGTTGTTTTTTAATTGAAACAGTATATAATTTTCAAGTAAAAATTTCAGCAGCAGCAGGGTCTTATCCAAACAATTATAGTCCATTTGTTTGGGGATTAAATGCAGCAACTCAAGCATTCCCATTTAATCAAAATATTGTAACAGCAACATTAAATATAAATGGTCATAGTAATTCAATATCTACACAAGATATTTTACCACAACTCTTAAGATTAATGGACTCTGAAGAGTTACAAGAATTGTGTGGATTAACACCAAGTTTAGTTGATAAATTTCGATTATATAAAGATGGATTAACATTACCTTGTAATCCATTAGGAGGTATAAATATATCATCTCATAATGAATTTTTATTACCTCGTGGTGTACATCCAATAGAAGAGCTAGCATTTACGAGTGATCCGGCTGGTGTTACTACTGGAAAATGGGGAAATGCAAATACACAATCAATTACAGCAAGTTTTAAAATTACAATTGTTGAACCATTATTTATTAGTCCTCTTATTTTTAAACGATATCCCAATAATGACCAAGCATTTATTGGAGTTCAAGGTATAAATGTTAATTTAAGTACAGATGCAAAGTATGAAAGATTTTTTAGTATTAACACAACAGCTGCTAATCGTGCTAATGATAATGTAGTAACTGCTACTGTTACAACAACTGGTCAAATTGTAAAATCAACATTATATCTTCATTACATGAGTTTACAACCAGGACATTCAATTGAATCTCGAAATATTTTACCTTATATGGAATATGCAAGATATCCTCAAACTATTAAAGCTTTAGGTGGTGATGGTGCTGTGGGAGCTAAAGCAACTAAAGAAACGACTATTAATTCAAATGCAATTCAAGTTAGTCAAATGCCTGATAAAATTATTATTGCTGTAAGACCTGAATCACGACCTTCAAATGTTGCAGATTATTATTTACCAATTACCAATGTAAACTTTACTTTAGGAACACAATCAGGTTTATTAAGTACTGCAAGTCCTTTCCAATTATATCAATTATCATGTGATGCTGGATTAAAAATGTCTTGGTATGAATGGAGTGGATTAGTTAATACTGAAAATGGAAACTTAATAAAAACAGTTGGTTCAATTCTTGTTATTGATCCAACAATGTTAAATCTTCCTGAATATCTAGCTCCAGGATCAAATGGTCAATTTAATATTTCATTTAAAATAACAGTTAGAAATGATACTGGTAATGATTTTGATGGTCAAATGATAACCATTTTATGTAATTCAGGTGCTTACGTTATTCAAAGTGGTAAAGCATCATCTTATTTACAATTATTAGATAAAGCAAGTGTCATATCATTAAATGAAGAACAAGGGCAAAATGCAATGTCAAAAGCTCAATTAGATAGAATGGTTGGTGGTGCAGGTCTATCTGATAGTGTTGTGAATGGTTTGCAAGATTTACATATTGTTCAAAATAAAAAGGGTGGATCTCGCTCAGGTGGCAGAAAATCAAAATTAGATCAATTTCTATTATAAAAACTTTATTAATATAATTTAATTTCTTTAACTAAATTATAGATTATGATTGCATACGATTATCCATATAACAACAAAATTCGAAAAACAATGAAATCTCGTTATTCAAATCAAATGAGTGGATTAGCATGGGAGCCTGATTTGACAATTAGTTCAAAAAAAGTTGGTCGTGGTGATAAAACTCATTATCAAGCAGGTGTGACACCAGCAAGAAGCCAACCTTATTTAAATTCAAATGAGTTATCAGTAGTTAATTCAGGAAATGAATTAAAATATATTGGTAAAGGCATTCCTAAACAAATTATTTCATCAGCTCTTGATGTAGCTCCTCATGTAGCAGGATTAGTTTCAGGGCTTGTTGCTCCTGAGTTTGCACCAGTTTCTGTTCCAGTTGTTACATATACAGGAAAGAAATTACGTAATAAACTAAAAGAAAAAACAGGATATGGTATTGATTTGAAAAAATTAAATGAGTTTGGAATTGATGTAAATAAATTAACTGATACAAGTCGTAAATATATTGATTTATATAAAGATATTGCAACAAATCTTTACCAAAAGCTTCAAAAGCCAAATAATAAATTAATTCTAGGTGGTCAAGTGAATGGTGCTGGTATTTTTAATAAAATTAAACCATATGCAAAACAAGCACTAAGTTATGGATTAGATATGACTTTACCAAAAGCAGGTGATTTTATTGGTCATTTTCTTGGTGAACAATTAGGAAATGAACAATTAGGAGCTGTAATTGGAAATACCGTAAGCAAAAAACTAAATAAATATTTACAAACGAAATTAAAACTAAATGAAAAGCATGGTTCAGGTGTTGGAATTTATCAAGGTGGTAATATTATAGCTCCATCACCAAGTCAACAAGGAACTTTAAATGATTCATTAACAATAAGAAAAAGACGAGGTGGGGCTAAATCAGGTGGAGATATAGCTAATCCAAGAAAAATTTCTGATAAAATGGTTCGTAGAAATAAAAAAATTAAAGAAATAATGAAGAAAAATAAATGTTCATTAATAGAAGCATCAAGAGAAATTAAAGCTAAAAAAATGAAATATTGATTTAAATTTAATTTCTTTATAAAAGATATAGAAATTAAATGGCTGTACGTTTTCAAGCGTTTAATGAGATAGAATGGGCTAAGCAAATTCTTCATAAAAAAGCAATAGAAAATCTAAAAAAACAAGCAAAAGAAGAGAATGAAATAGCAGAAGATTTAAATCAAAAACTTGGACAACCTCCTGAAAAAAATTTATTATTACCATTTACAAGTAATTATGAATTAAGTCGTGAAATAAAAAATTTAGATAGAGTAGTTAATATTATTGAAGAATCATCTAATCAAATAAAAAGAAATTTTACAATTATTGATCCTAACCCAGGACCAGGTAAAGATCA